CTCAATGACGGAAGGCAATATGGTTCCTGGAACGTTTCGGGCAGGACGAAGAAAAGACAGGACAGGTTTGGCAACAAACCTGCGAGTTTCGGCATCAAAGATGGAACTGTTCAATTCCATCCATCGGCCTCCGAACCCTGTCTTCTCCTCGTTGACAACGAATCCGAAAATTGCAGTGGTGTCCCTCCAGAGGTCGTAGAAACCTCGGTCACCACAAAAGCAACAATCATCTCCATTGAACCGCCCAATTCTTCTCTCTCCCTCGCCATAGTAGATATCACACGCGATATCATAAGAAGCCTTATTTAGGAGACACAATAATGGAAAACTGACAAGATTCCCCATCATCGAGCCCCGCTTGATGGTATGAGTTGCCCCATACCGTGACTTCCACCTAAGGTCCGAGAAAGAGCCAAGAAGCATCTTCCTTTCAAACTCCGTTAATTCCTCGCACTCCGCAATTACACCAACGATAGCCTCCACAGCAGGCAAGTAAATATTATCAGTCGCAGATTGATAGTCTCCGCTAATAAAATCTTCCCCTTCACGCCGATCGTCGATGATCCTCACGAAGTCCTCCTTTCTTACATCCCCACGGACACACCAGCCGAACGAGCTGATGTGGTTGTAAAGTGCGTTATGAACCGAAGTAAGCCCACGCTTGACTTCGGCGGATTGCATCGTAACAACTCGATACTTTCCCTTCGACTTTGCCACGCCCCGACGGACAAGACCCGGACACCCCGAGTAAGACTCATCATCGCAAGCGAGCGTCCCCCCCTCACGGGAAGTGACCTCATAACACCCCTGCTGGTCAGGAACATATTCCCCTAGGTATGGGCTGGTCCCATCTATCCTCGCCTCTCTCAAACCTCTACCCCAACCTACGGTCAGCTCGCGAACGCGCTTCCGAAGAAGCTCCAAGCTGCCCCGACAACGGTCCAGATCCGCCGTGGGCACGTCCTTGTCGACGTGTCGATCCCACTTGTTTCTGGCAATACCTCCGGCCTTCTTATCACAGGGAGCACAAGGGCTATCGAACAGCCGCTTTGTGGATTTCAGCAGCAAGACAAGTCTCTGCTTAGATCTCTCCCTGCCAGACATCCGTTGCAGGATGGTTTTCT